CATCGCTCCAATCGTTACAAACTCCATCAACGAAAGCAATAACATGGTTTCTAATTTCTACTAAATAAGTCCCCTTGCCTAGCTTTTTGCCCATGGTTTTAACTTGATGCCCACAATATCCTGGAACAAACTCAATATTAAATCCACGTTTTTTAATTACATTATGGAACGTGTTAGTTAGTGTTCCCTTTCTATGTGGTCTACCTGCCTTTTCCATCTTGATCCTAGCCTTTCCGAAACTCATACCTGTAACAGATGCAACCGCGATCACTGTACAGAAATTAGTATCCTTGTAATGCTTATGACCTACATGAGCTAATTTCTCATATGTTTGATAATTCATAAAACCCCCTTAGTTAAAAAAGATAATTCTTACTACTTGAATGATACTCACTGAATACCATTTAAGTAATAAGAGCATTTTAATAAGCATACCTCTAAGATTTTTACTATTCCAGACCTAGGTGATATCGCTATCCCATACACAATAATTTTAATCTTAATGATTATTAAACGTCTCTTTTTACCCGAATCTCTATCTAAGATTCTCTCAAGTTAGTAAGTCAGTCCTTAGAGCTTATGCCATGGCAAAACCGCCCCGTACTCGTAACGCTATCCTTGAGTAGTTAATTGAATTTTTGAGACCTTGGTTTAATTTATCTCAGAACCATGGTTCCGCATCAAACTAAGTATTTTACAAGTCAAAGCCTTTCGGGCTTCTCAATTAACTTAAGTACACTATAGCAAGCTAATTTAAACAAATCAACAATAGTCCAGTATTATTTTACTATTTACTGATTTATATTACTTATCAGCAGTAGTTACAAGGGTTTCACCCCTAAAATAATTTACATCAAGGGAAAAGCCTACAGGTTTGACCGCCCCCAAATAATATCTACCTTATTATAGTAATATCGCTATGAACATAGCTAGAAGATCCTTAGAACGATTTAATCTAAAGTTAGTATGATAGTATCAAAAGATTATTTAAATCGCTGAGAAAGGCTTATATTAGTTTGATTGTTTCGATTGTATAAGTATTATGTAAAATCTCTAGATTTCCTAAATAAATCAATGGCTTAATGGCTATCTGATTCATTGGCTATGGTGGTGCTATGTGTACCACGTCACTCACATGTATATAGGGCAAGGCTATCAGGCTATTATATCATTCTTAAATAGGTTTTACTTATCACGATTGATTGTTTGATTTGTTTTACTTATAGGGGGGGGTATGTTTGGATTCCGCGAAACTTGTACAGGTATCACACTAAATTTATTAGAAGGGAAAATAGGGATCAGGCTAATTACATTAATTAATTTTAAAAAGAGGTTGACATTTCGCGTCAGGTGGTGTCCACCCTCCGCGTAACAAGTTTCATGATAATCTGCAAGAGATTTATTAAGAAGTATGGTATAATATAGGGGTAGTTTCGATTAACACAAAAGGAGAATAGCTATGTGGACAAAACCTCAAGCAACAGAAATGAGATTTGGTTTTGAAGTAACAATGTACATCTTAAATAAATAAGTATTACATTATTAAAAAGCCTTCCCTAAACAGAAGGCTTTTTTATTATTAAAAAAGTTTTTTTTTGTTAAAAAACTTTTTAATTAATTACTAATTATATAAATATTATATCATATTTTTACTCTTTTGTAAAGAGTATATTCTTAAATAATATAAACTTCTTTTCTATATAACTTTCTGTTATATCCTTCTTGTACTAACATAGTCCTTGACTTTTGTCAAGAGATGTGGTATAATTATTGTATGAGTGAAGAAATTTCTATCGAGATTGAACCTATTGGTTCTACAGAAGAAATCCACGAAGACAAACCTCGTAAGAGGAAGTCTAATCGGGGAGGGAAACGTGTAGGGGCAGGAAGACCTGTCAAGGCAGAACAAAAGAAACCCATACTAACTCAGAGTAAGAAAGCAAGGTCGCAAGAGGTCTTAGCTGAGATGCTTGGTAAGAAGAGTAAATACGTTGTTCAGAAGGTGCTAGATAAAGCATTGAACGATGAGGATGAAGATCAGATGGCTTGTCTTAAGATAGTCATGGATAGAGTGCTTCCTGCAGATTACTTAGCCAAGATGAAGAACAAGAGTAACAACATACAAATTCAAATTATGGGGGTTGGAGAGACTGTCATCTCTTCCAACGAAGAACCAATTGACGGGGACTTTGAAGAAATAGAAGATGGAGAATGAGTTTACACCTTTTAGTATAATTTCTGGAGATGCTGCTAAAAGAGTGTCTAAAGAAAAGTATTCGGGCAAAGACCTATTAGTTGGAGGTAAAGCCGATGCAATGCGGCATCTTGTCTGGCAAGCAACTATGGCTAAGAAATTTGGACCCACTTTCGCAAACCTTGTAGGGCAATGGCATGAGACTGGGCTAATACCAGGTTGGATGGGTGGTGCAGGTGGTTATTTTCCTACATTTACAGAAAGAGCTGCCAAACAATCTCCTATAGAAAAAGAACAAGATTTATTAAACAATCGTCTTGGTAGAGAGATAGCAGAAAAAGCAGAAACTCAAGAAGACATCTATAGACTAGCAGAACAGTACATAAATGAAGGTAAAGCTACACTGGTTGATCCTAGAGACATACCAGACCCTTACTATTAATGACTAATTTAAATGTAAAGCTGCATGAAAAGCAGCTAGAAGTATTTAGCGATAAAACACGATTTAGAATCGTAGCAGCAGGAAGGCGGTTTGGAAAGTCTCGTTTGGCTGCATGGATGCTTCTTATTGAAGCGTTAAAGAGTACCAGTAAAGATGTGTTCTATGTAGCACCAACGTATCAACAGGCAAAAGACATCCTGTGGGGACTACTAAAAGAATTAGGGCATGAGGTAATTAAGCAAGCCCATGAGAACACCTCGGTACTAACCTTAGTAAATGGTCGCAAGATCTATTTAAAAGGTGCAGATAGACCTGACACACTCAGGGGTGTGGGTTTAGCGTTTGTTGTCATTGACGAATACGCTGACATTAAACCTAATGTGTGGGAACAAATACTACGTCCTGCCTTAGCAGACGTTCAAGGTGGAGCCCTTTTTATTGGGACACCTAAAGGTAGAAACCACTTCTATGAACTATACCAGTTTGCAGAGAGTGGAAAAGATAAACAATGGACTGGGTTTCATTATACATCATATGATAATCCTCTAATCCCTGCTTCTGAAATAGAAGCTGCAAAAGGCTCAATGAGTTCCTTTGCATTTAGGCAAGAGTTTTTAGCTTCGTTTGAAGCAGCTAGTAGGGATATTTTTAAAGAGGAGTGGATACATATTGATGAAACAGAGCCTTCTGATGGTCGCTATTTTATTGCTGTTGATTTGGCTGGGTTTATTAATGTGGATAAAGAGTCAGGTAACAAAAATAAGAAGCTCGATGAAACAGCTATTGCAATCGTTAAAGTCTCAGAAGAAGGATGGTGGATAGCAGAGATTAAACATGGGCGTTGGGACATTAAAGAGACTTGTAGTCAAATAATGTCGGCAGTGGTTCAGTATGAACCTACAGCAGTTGGAATTGAGAAAGGGAGTTTAAAGAACGCAACACTACCCTACTTAATGGACTTAATGCGTACACATAATCACTACTTTAGAATAGATGATTGTACTCATGGTAACCAAAGAAAGACCGATAGGATTGTTTGGGCACTACAGGGTAGATTTGAGCATGGTAAGGTCACACTTAATCAGGGTGACTGGAATAACGAGTTTATTGACCAGTTAGTAAACTTTCCAAACTCACAGCTACATGACGATTTAATTGATGCGTTAGCTTATATAGACCAAGTACAAGTAGTCGATTATGTACAAGACTATGAACAAGATGAATATGAAGTTTTAGATGTTGTCTCAGGATATTAATAAGGAAAAAGTATGCAAAATAAACTAGTAAGTTGGGTTATGGGGTATGTCGAGGACTGGAAAGACCATCGAGATTCTAACTACTTAGAGTCCTGGAAAGAGTATGAAAGACTCTGGAGAGGTGAATGGGCAGCAGAAGACAGACTAAGAGACTCTGAAAGGAGTCGTATTGTATCCCCTGCACTCCAACAAGCTATTGAAAACCATACAGCTGAGATAGAGGAGGCAGTATTTGGTTCTGGTGGGTCGTTATTTAACATTGAAGACGACATGATGGACCAAAACAAGCAGGATATAGAAGTTATCCAAGCTTACATGAAAGAATGTTTTAAAAAGAATGGTCTACGCAAAGCAGTAGGAGATGTTACACTACTTGCTTCTATATATGGTACAGGTATTGGTGAATTATCACTAAAAGAAGTAGATGAGCTTGTTCCTGCTCAACAAAATATGCCAGAAGTAGATGCAGTAGCTATCGGTGTACAAAAAAGAAAGAAACTTAGCGTAGAACTTAAGCCTATTAGCCCACAAAACTTCTTTATTGATCCAACAGCAACCACAGTTAATGATGCTATGGGCGTTGGTGTTGAAGAATTTGTATCAGCCCACAAAGTGGCTGAAAATATTGCTAGTGGTGTGTATTTTAATGCTGATGTTAATGCTATGCCTACTCCTGACTCTGACATTGAGTCTAGTTGGATAGATGAGCAGTACAATGATGATAAAGTAAACATAGTTCGTTACTATGGATTAGTTCCTGAAGCGTTACTAGATAGTTTAGGAGAAGAAGAGGCTGTTGCAGAGTTATTTGAAGATGAAGAAGATTCAAATCAACTACTAGACGACTTTGGTAACCTTGTAGAAGCTATTATTGTTATTGGTAATGGTACAGCCCTGCTAAAAGCAGAGCGGTCTCCTTACATGATGAATGACAGACCTATTGTTGCTTACCAAGATGACACAGTGCCTAATCGTTTCTGGGGTAGAGGGGTTGCAGAGAAGGGTTACAACATGCAGAAAGCTATTGATGCTCAACTGCGTAGCCATTTAGACAGCCTAGCACTAACAACTGTCCCTATGATGGGTATGGATGCTACACGACTTCCTCGTGGCAGCAGACTAGAGATTAGACCAGGTAAGTCTGTTTTAACTAATGGCAATCCTGCAGAGATTTTAATGCCATTTAAGTTTGGTAATACAGATCCAAGTAATATATCAACAGCACAAGCATTTGAAAATATGCTTTTACAAGCGACTGGTACACTAGACACAGCTAATATGCAGAAACAACCTACTGGTGGAGAACTTTCAGTTACTCTTTCAGGCATACTAAAAAGAAACAAACGTACGTTAGTAAACTTCCAAGACCAGTTCTTACTTCCTTTCATAGAGAAAGCAGCATGGAGATTTATGCAATTTGATCCAGAGCACTTCCCAGTACAAGACTGGAAGTTTGTTCCTAATTCTAGCCTAGGTATGTTAGCTAGAGAGGTAGAACAACTACAATTTATTAATCTACTTAAAACACTTGGACCAGATAGTCCCGTTACACCTATCTTACTCTCAGGTGTACTAGATAACTCAAGTCTACCTAATAAAGAGCAACTTAAAGCAACTCTTATGCAAGCACAGCAGCCTAATCCTGAACAACAGCAAATGCAACAAATGGCTATGCAACTACAAATGCAAAAAGCTCAAGCAGATGTGGCAGAGGTGGCTTCTAAGGTTGAGGTTAATAAATCACAAGCTGTACGCAACATGGCAGAGGCTCAGTCTGTACCAGAAGAGACTAGAGCTAAAGTATTGACAGCTATTTCAACCAACCTACCAAATGAAGATGATATGATTTCAGCAGAGTTTGATAGAAGGGTTAAAGTAGCAGAGCTAATGTTAAAAGAAGCTAACCAAGATCAAGATAAAGAGATTGTTGAAATGCAGATGAAAAAAGACATGGGTGGCTTGACAAACAGCTAGTTTTATGGTATAATTAAGGTATAGAGTGCTATTATAACACAGTTTTATTAAAGGTGCAATAGTGGAAAAAGAATTACAAGAGTACTATGAGAATCGTTTTAACATGATGGCTACCCAAGGATGGGTAGACCTAATTGAAGATGTACAAGACATGTTTGATTCTTACAACCAGATTAATACGGCAGATTCGTTAGAAGAATTATATAAACGAAAAGGTCAAATAGATATACTTCAATGGGTACTGACTCTTAAACAGGTGTCAGAACAATCCTATGAGGAGTTAGAGAATGAAGAAGTTATTTGAGTTTTATTGTAAGCCCTGTGATTTAACCTTCGAGGAGCTTACAGAATACACAAAAACTTACTCATGCCCTAAATGCAATCTTAATGCTGACAAAATTATCAGCACACCTAGGATTTCATTAGAAGGGATTTCAGGAAGCTTCCCAGGTGCAGCAGCAGCATGGGAGAAAAAGCGAAGACAAAAGCTGCAACAAGAGAAGAAAAAGCAAGAATAGCCGCTTGTAATTCTTTCCTAAAATGCTAATAAGCACAGGAGAAATAATATGGCAGAGTTAATTGATGAAGTTTTAGAAAATGAGATGGAAGCTAGTTCTATTGATGATGGAGTAGTGGAAGAGGAAACTCAACCAGAAACTCCAGAAGTTGAGGCTAAGGACGAGGCTAACCCTGAAGATGATCTACCAGAGAAGTACAAAGGGAAATCTGTTAAAGAAATTGTTAATATGCACCAAGAAGCTGAAAAGCTAATTGGTAAACAAGGTTCTGAAGTAGGTGACCTAAGAAAAGTGGTAGACGATTTTATAAAAACTCAAACACCAAAAGACTCCCCGACACCCGAAACAGAAGTAGAGGAAGACGACTTTTATGCTGATCCGAAATCTAGTGTAAATAAGGCAATTGAGAACCACCCTGCTATTAAAGATGCCAAAGAAGCTAAAGCAGCCATGAAACGTAATGAAACCATGACTAAGCTTAACTCAGAGCATCCAGACATACCAGAGATAATTCAAGACCCTTCATTTGTAGAATGGATTAAAGCCTCTAAAGTAAGAACCGAACTTTTCACAAGAGCTGAGGTTGAGTATGACTACGATTCCGCACATGAATTGTTATCAACTTGGAAAGAGAAAAAAAACATTAGTGCAAAAGTTGCTGAGACTTCTAAAGTCGACAGAGAACAACAATTAAAAGCAGCTGATGTTGGTGGAAAGGGCAACAATGAACCTGTTTCAAAAAAGAAATATCGTCGAAGCGATATTATTAAACTTATGCAAACAGACCCAGATCGCTATGAGGCTATGTCAGATGAAATTATGGCAGCTTATAGAGAGAAAAGGGTAATTTAACTTTTTAGAAAGGAATTATTATGGCTTTAGGTACAAATCATGTAACTACTACGTCAGCCGCAACCTTTATCCCTGAAATATGGAGTGATGAGATTATCGCTGCATATAAGAAGAGCTTAGTTGCAGCTAACATGTTCAAAAAGATGTCTTTCAAAGGCAAAAAGGGTGATACAGTACATATCCCTACACCTTTAAGAGGATCAGCTTCAGTTAAAGCAGCTGAAACAGAGGTAACACTGATCGCAGGTGATACTACTGATACAGCAGTTTTAATTAACCAACACTATGAGTACTCTCGTTTAATCGAGGACATCACAGAAGTTCAAGCACTTACATCACTGCGTAAATTCTACACAGACGATGCAGGTTATGCTTTAGCTAAACAAGTAGATACTTCACTTATTCAATTAGGTCGTGGTTTCTCTGGTGGTGATGGTACAAATGTTTATGACGAAGCATTCATCGGTTCCGATGGTACTACTAAGTATGTTGCAGGTTCAGCAAACGAAGCTGCTCTTACAGATGCTGCTATCCGTAGAACAATTCAACGTCTTGATGACAATGATGTTCCAATGGAAGGTCGTTTCTTTATTATCCCTCCATCAGCACGTAACACATTGATGGGTCTAAACCGCTACACAGAACAAGCATTTGTTGGTGAAGTAGGTAGTAGCAATACAATCAGAAATGGTGAAATCGGTAACCTATATGGTATGCCAGTATTTGTTTCATCTAACGCTGATACTACATCAGCTGCAGCTCGTGTGGCTCTTATGGGTCATAAAGATGCAGCTGTTCTAGTTGAACAAGTTGGTATCCGTTCACAAACACAATACAAGCAAGAATACTTAGGTACTCTCTATACTGCAGATACTCTCTTCGGTGTTAAAGAGCTACGTGATGGTTCAGCTTTCGCATTAGCAGTTCCTGCATAATGCAACTTACTCCCTCTTCGGAGGGGGTATTTTTATATCTATTTCTTAAGTAGGTATAAAGATACTACAAGGAGAAAAGACAATGGCAACATTTAAATGTAATGTTTCAGGTAATACAGTAGAATTTGTAGCAGAACATGATGTTAAAGCAATGAGAGAACATCCAGGCTATACCGAAGTTACTGTCCCTGTTAAAGAGGAAAAGAAAGAAGTTAAATCTAAAAAATCATTCTTTGATAAGGAAGACTAAATGGCAATTTATAGAGGACCTGGCGGACCAGGCGATGCAACTACTGATGCTACAGCAGAAGCTACAGTAGCTACAACTAAGGCAGGGGAAGCCTCAGCAAGTGCCACAGCGGCAGCCTCTAGTGCTACAACTGCTCTTAATTCAGCAACAACAGCTACTACCCAAGCAGGTATAGCAACAGCTCAAGCTACTAGTGCAACAGCAAGTGCAACTAGTGCTACTTCATCAGAAACTAATGCAAGTACTTCTGCAACAAATGCTGCTAATAGTGCAACATCTGCTTTAGATGCAGAAGAAAACGCAGAGATAGCACAAACAGCTGCAGAAGCAGCAGCAACCAGTGCAACTAGTTCAGCATCTACTGCTACTACAAAAGCTAGTGAAGCATCAACCAGTGCAACTAATGCAGCGACTAGTGCAGCCTCAGCTTCTACTAGTGCTACCAGTGCTGCAGCTAGTTATGATTCATTTGATGATAGATACTTAGGAGCTAAGAGTTCAGCACCTACTGTAGATAATGATGGAGATGCTTTATTAACAGGTGCTTTATACTGGAATACTACTTTAGATCAATTGTACTTATGGGATGGAGCAGCATGGAACGCAGCAGCTTTTACTGCTGAAGGAGCTGTAACATCTTTTAATACCCGAACAGGTGCAGTAACACTCTCTAGTGGTGATGTAACAAATGCCTTAGGATTTACACCTAGTACTGTAGCTAACTTAAATGATGTTAGTGATGTTACTATTACCTCAGCTGTTAATGGTCAAGTACTAAAATACAATGGATCTGCATGGGTTAATGGTACAGATATTGACACAGACACCTATGTAGGATCATCATGGTACACTACAACAAATAATGCAGGTAACTGGGATACAGCTTTTGGATGGGGTAATCATGCTAGTGCAGGATACCTAACCTCCTTTACTGAAACAAACGATTTAACTAGTGCAGTTACATGGGCAAATGTACCTGATGCTAACATTACACAGTCAAGTGTTACACAACATCAAGCAGCTCTATCTGTTACTGAATCACAAATTAGTGATCTAGGAACTTATGTTCCAACATCTGCAATAGGTTCTACAGTACAGGGATATGATGCGGATACCGCTAAGACTGATGTAGATCAAACTTTTACTGGAGCACAAAGAGGAACAGTTACAAATAATACAACGTCTTTATCATTTGACCAAGATACCTCTAACAACTTTACTAGTACTCCTTCAGCAGGAACACTTACTTTTACTAATCATACAGCAGGACAGTCAGGATATATATTATTAGATAACACTGCAGGGGTAGCTATTACTGCTCATGCTAATACTAAAATTAATGCTACTGATCTAGCTACTATTAGTACAGCAGGTGTTTACCTTGTATCGTACTTTGATAATGGTACTAATGCTTATATAACTGTAAGTGCAGCTTACGCATAAGGGATTAGATGAGTTTATTAAACAACAGTAATGCCATACCAACCGCAGTAGGTGGTGGTTATAACCTAGAGAACAGCTTACGCTTTCGTTCGTCTGCTTCTGCTTATTTAAGTAGGACTCCTGCTACTGCAGGTAATCGTAAGACGTGGACTTGGAGTGGCTGGGTTAAGCGTGGGACACTGGGTTCTATTCAAGAGTTATTTTTAGCTAAAACAAACTCAAATTCTGACTTTTCTATTAGATTTGGAAATGATGACACATTTATTGTTAGGCAAA